CTCTCCCCCTGAGTACAGGGGGAGAGGGGAGAGATTTGAGAAACTTCAGAATCGCCTCATGCGATACGTACAGCCCCCGGCGCGCGCCGCCGACTTCGTAGCCTTGCACGACGCCGATGAGATAGCCGTTGTCGCGGTCGATCAAGGCCCCGCCGCTGCGTCCGTGCCAGGGCATTTCGCGCGTGAATGTGATGCCGCGGTCCGATCCAAGCAGGCTGGCCGACGCCTGCCGCGCCGGCAGCCGCATCTCGTCGTAGCCGACCGACAGGCAGCGTCCGGGCCGATGACCCGCTGGCGCGACGGGACAAACGTAATCGAGCGGACCATCGCTCAATTCCAGGAGTGATAAATCGAGCGCGTAATCGACCGCCAGCAGCCGGATGCGTCCCTTGCGCGGCGGACCGGGACGCAGACACGGCACATCGAGCGACACCGGCGTCGTCCGCGCCCTGCCCTCAAAGGCATGCGCGCACGACAAGATCAACGACCGACCGTTCTCGGTGTGAATCACCGTCCCCGACGCGCCGTGACTCGGCAGGCGCACCACGGCGTCCGGCGGCTCGGCGGCGAGAGGCAGCGCCACCCCGAGGGCGGCCGCTAAACAGAGGAATCGCTTTCTCACGGAAGCCTCCGCTGATGTTCCAAGAGCTTGTCCAGCTTGCTTTCGATCTGCCGCAGGCGATCCGCCGTCTCAGCGGCCTGGTGCTCCAGCACGGCAATCTTGCTGCCGTGCTCGGCGTTGTTGGTGAGCGTGTGACTGCCGAGGCCGACGAGACCGCCGGTTAAGAGCGAGATGAGCCACCACAGGATTTTGTTGCCGTTGACCGCGTTTGTGCCGTTGGCCATGACGTTGCCTCAGATGTTTTGCGTCGGCCAGCTGGTGGCGGCGCGCGAAACCAATGCCTTCTTCAGTTCCTGGCCGCCGAGGGAGCGAATGCGCCCCAGCTTGACGACGGTGTATTGCACGTTGTCGGCGGCCGAGCCGCTGGGGACGTACAGGTTGTCGCCGTCGCGGATGTCCACGCCGAGCGGGAAATAAACAATGTGGGTGTAGGTGGGTGTTATCTTGGTGTTGCGAAAACGGCCCTGAATGTAGATCGCCTGGCCGCTGATCGCCGGCGTACCGGGCGGACCCTGGCCGCTGCGATAAACGTCGGCGGTGGTTTTGCGGCCAAGTTGGGTGGGAGTGACAGGCATGGCAGGGGTCAGGAGCCAGGAATCAGGAATCAGGGGTCAGGGGTCAGAAGTCAGGAATCAGGGGAAGGAGATTGCTAGTAATTCGGTACTGATCCCTGACCCCTGATTCCTGACTCCTACAGGTTGTCCGTCGGATACACCGGCACCGCTTGCCGGAGGAAGTAGGCACACAGCACATCGCCCGCCATCGTGGTCAGGCGCTCGACCCAGACGACCAGGAACGGCGTACCATTCTGGTTCGGGACATAAATGGTGTCGCCGTTGCCGGTGCCGTTGGCGTTGTCGCGGATGTCGGTCCCCTTGGGAACGTAAGCCAGGTAGTCGTAAGCCTCGGACAAGCTGACGCTAGGCGTGGTCTTGTAGTTGACCTTGGTGTTATGGGCGGCGTGCTGGAGGGCGATGGCGACGCCGGCCACGTCCGGCGCGGCGGGCGGAGAATGGCCGTTACGGTAAATGTCACAGGTTGTGTTGGCAGGAATGGGTAGTGGCATGACTTAACTCTGCTGCGTGGCGACAGTCGGGTGGCATGCTTTCGCGGCCCTTCCAGACGGGCGTTCTTCCGCGGATAGCAAGGGCCGCGAAAGCATGGCACCCAACAGAACGTTTTGCCTTTTCTTTGCCCTACTCACCCCTGAGCAGTGGCCACAGTGAATCGGCGGTACGGGGCCAGAAGTCGGCTCACGTTGTCGGGCGGGTGGTCGAAGGCGTAGCGAGCCAGGGCGTGCGAGCTGAAGACGGCGCCGCTGCCCTGGAGCTTGATGTTCTTGGCGGCCGGATCGCGGCTGGCCAGTTGATACAGCTCGTTGACCCATTCGGCGCACGCTTCCTGCACAGCTTCGGGAATGGTCGTGTAGCCGGCGGTGTACTGAACACGAAAGTTGTTGATGCCAACCGGCCAGATCAGGTCTTCAGGGTGCAGCAATTCCGGGTCGGTATACGGGATGGCGCGGAGCAGCCAGCCGCGCGGGTCCCACTGAAAGCCGGCCAACTCGTAGGTGTGCATCTTCAGCTCGGCGTTTTGGCCGCGGGCGGTCAGGCTGCCCTGGCTTTCGAGCGTGCCGCTGCCTTCCAGCGTGTCGCCGTAGCTGCCGGGAACGTACAGGTCCGCCGATGGCCACAGTCCGTAATCGCCGGTGGTCGTCGCGTCGCCGACAATCTGAGCGCTCCAGCCGTTGCCCAGCGCGTTGACCGCGGCGGCGAGCGAGGTCAGCGTGGGATAGCTCGCCCAGGTGAGCAGCGTTTCCGTCGTCGCCACGCCCGACGCCATGCGCCAGCACTGGAGGCCCGTGGAAGTTACCCACACGCGGGCTTGCTGGTTCAGCAGCGTATTGTTGTTGATGATTTTGATAACGGTGACGGGCCGATAGCGCACCGATTTGACGTGCTGAATTGGGTATTGCCGCAGCAACAGCCGGCGGTCGCCGTTGCCGTTGTATAGCTCATCGTAACTGGAACTGACGAAGCGGCGACGGCAATACTTCTCGATGGCGTCGGAGCAAGCGGTGATAAGCGCGGACACCACGGCGTCGTTGCTGCCGGGCGTGTAGTTCTGCATCGACTGCTCGGCGCGAGCGAGCGAAATGAGGTCCTTGGCAGGCATGAGCGATCACCTCCAAAGGGTGGCCCAGAGAAACTTGCTGATCTTCACCGGCCTCAAGTTCAGGCCGGCGAGGGCGGCGGGCGGCGCGGCAGCTTGCCGGGTGGACTTGAACTCCAGCACGCCAGCGTCGAGCGTCTTGCCGGTGTCGGTGCGAACGTCCGTATCCAGAGTTAGCCGATCCGTTTCATCTTCAACCGCGTAACGGCGAGCGCACACAGTAGCGACCGGCACGAGCAATTCGTCGCCGGCCAGGGCCATGAGCCGGGCGACGAGATCGACCGGCAGCAATTCGAGGAGCAAATCGGTCCCGCCGCCCAGGATCACCTCGGCACGCCAGGAATCGATTTCCAGGCGAAATTTGCGGTCCTCCGTCTTGGCGGACAGGGCATACACACCGCTGGGCTGATAGCAGCGGATGCGAAGCGTCAGATACTTGTCGCCGCGCCGCCTGGCCCTGCGCAGGGCGAAATCGCGGGTGTCGAAATACGTCGTCTCCAATTCCTGACCGCGAAACTCCGGGTCATACGGCTCGCACGGCAAGGCGTCGAGCAGCACGCGGGCCACGGCGGGCGACAGCGCCGGCGGCACGGCCCAGGTGCCGAGATTGGAGCGCAGGTCCTGTACGGGAAGCGGAGGCATGGGTCACAAATCCGAAATTCGAAATCCGAAATTCGAAATCCCAAATCCGAACCGCCTTTTTCGGATTTCGGATTTCGAATTTCGGATTCTCCTGTTACACCACCGACTGATTCGCCGCCGGGTACACCGTCGTATCGTTCTTGACGTTTGCCGGCTTGTGGTCGGCCTCGGCGCCGATGGCTAGCCCGGCGACCGGGATCGTCGGCGACGTGCCGCCGATGGTGCAGACGACTTGCAAGCGCGCGTAGCGCTTGCCGGCCGTGAGCATGCCGGCGCGAATCTCCTTCGTCAGGCCGGTGTTTTGGGCCGAGATGGTCAACGTGCTGTCGTTGGCCTCGTTGGTCCACGTGGAATTGTCGGGCGAGGTCTGGATCGTGGCGGCGGCGGAGCAAGTCGGGCTGGTGCCGCCGAACGTACCCATGTTGAAGGTGAAGATTGCCCGGCGGCAGTACTGCAAATCGACGCTGCCGCTATTCACGGTCGTGGTCGCCGTCAGCTGTTGTGGCTGAATCGGCGTGTTGAAGTTCAAGCCTTGCGTCAGTTGCTCGGTATACATGAGGAAAACTCCTTCCGCGACGTGGGGGCGGAGGGCCGGAGCAGCCCTCCGCCCGGTGGCGCGGCGGGACAGGGTGGGTGGTGAGTGGTGAGTGGTAAAACGTGATAGGACCACTCACTACTCACCGCTCACCAAAATCAATTGAGGACAACAAACGGTGAAACCTGCGTGCTGGCGTCTTGCAGCGTGATCGGCTTTTCCAGCCACGGCTGGCCATCGACGCGCTCCACGACTCGCCAGGTCATCTGATTTTTGAGGAAATTCACGTGCTCGCTGGCCGCGATCTCGATTTGCATGCGGTCGCCGATCACGTACAGGGCCGGGTCGAGCAGCATCAGGTCGCCTTTCGTGCCGAGGGCCGGCACTTTTTCGGTGACAAATGTGGGCAAGCCAAGCAGCGCCCAATTGGGCCGTTTCGCGGCACCTTGATCGATGCTGATGAAGATCGACCGGTTGGCTCCATCCTTGAGCTGTAACAGCTGCGGAATGACGCTGGGGCTGTGGACCCAGATGCAGTTATTGACGCTGGAAGGCAGCATCTTCGAGTACATCGTCGCCACGTCCTGGAACTGCACCAGGTTGGCCCCCTGGCGGTTGACGGACAGCGCGGCCGGCGCGGTGAGGATGCCTTGCGGCTTGCCGACGCCATTGCCTTGCAGGAAGGCGTACTCCTCGAACCAGGCGATGGCCTTGCCGAAGAGCGTCATCAGGAAGCGCTCCAGGCCGAACGCCGAATCCTGCAGCAGCACGTTGGAAGAAACGGAGTAGCCGGATAGCTCATGGGCCTTGAGTTCCATCATCTTGAACTGCGGCTCCGTTTCCGTGCGCGTCTGCGCTTCTTCCGTCCAGTTCATTTGCACGCCGCCGAAGAAGGGCGACACGCCGGCGGCCTGAACCGTCGTGATGTCCAGGTACGGAAACTGGAGCGTCGCCGACGCCATCGGCTGCACGAAGGCGCGCGGGCGGATAAATGTGTTCTCGCTGACGATGGCGAGCAGCTGCCGGTAGAAATCGGGCGGCACGGTGTAGCCGCCGGTCAGGCCGGACGCCTCCGCCAGCGCCGCCTTGGTCGAATACTCGATGCGCTGGCTGCCGTAGTGCTTTTCGAGGTAATGGCTGTCCTTGCGGGCGACGGCGAGGCAGAAGTCGCCGAAGCTGCGCTTGGGATCGCCCTCGCCGCCGTCGCCGAAGATCACCGGCACGGCATGGCGGCGCGACTGACCCTGCGCGTCGGCGTACTGCTGGAGCGTGCTGTTGATGACGCTGTCCAGCGACTGCGTGAATTTGCTGAAGGCGTTCTCCAGAGCCTTGGAGACAGCGGGCGTGATGAGGTCGCCGGTCACGGGGACGGCGAGTTGCTGGTCGATCAGGCTGCGGGCGTCGCTGTCGGCAACGTCGATGCGCTCGCCGGGCTGCCGATTGAGGAACGGTTTGAGAAGTTGCACAAACATGGGAGTCGATCTCGGAGGGCCACGGATGGGGTGAGAAATCACGTCTGGTCCGTCCGTCTCCAGGCTGGCTCGGCTGACGGCTTGGCGTCCGTCTCCACCGGTTGCCCTGACGGCTTGCATGTCTGGAGTGTACAAAAGTTAAGTACGCTATGGGGAGAGCAGTTTTCTGATTTTTTCCAAAAAAGTTTCCGAATATGGCCTGACGATGTAGCTGAAGTCGTGAGACTTCAGCCTCGGGCTCGCCGGACCTGAAGTCTCACGACTTCAGCCATGTCAGAGCCGAGATCCGCTCGACGGAAAGCGAATCGCAGCGGCATCACACCCGGCCCCGCGCCCGGTCGAAATGATCCTGCACCGATCGCCGCGCCAGCGTCTCGACATCCCAGCCCTCGACGGCCCGCTGGATCGCGCGTTCGATCTCGTCAAACGGCGTGAACGCCATCGGCCGGCTTTCCAGGCCGAACACGGCGAGGAACTCGTCGGGAATGGTCAGCAGCGATTTCGATACCGCTTCGACAACAGCATTTTGCTGAGCGGGCAGGAATGTGCACGCATACTCCAGCAAAATCCACTCGTCGATGACCAGCTTCACCTCGTTCCAGCCGTGCTGCTCGCGCTCGCGGTCCTTCGGAACGTGAACCTTCGTCGGTAGGAAACCGATGGACTTGCCGCGCAGTAGGTCGGCCTGCACCAGCGAAAAGGCCACGTCGGCGGGCCACGGGCCGTCCCAATCGGCGGGCTTGGCCGGGTACTGGCTTTTCGCCTTGACGCCTTTGCGGTCGCCGTCGCGCACCACCTTGCGCCACAGCGACCGGGCGACCGGCGGCAGGTGGTACTGGTGCTGCAACGTGACGATGGGATTGAGCCGAAACTGGCTGTCGTTCATGCCGCGGGCGACGACGACTTCGTTGGTGCGGTCCGGATCTTCCGTCGAAATCCAGCTGACATCGGAACGCTCGCCGGGCAGCACTTCCGATGCTTTCTCGGCAATGAGCGTCTTGCGATAAGCAAACGCTTCGTCCTTCGGCAGCGCTTTCAGGATCGCTTCGAGGGCGAACGCCTGGCGATCGAGCATGGGAAAACCGAGCGGACCTGTAGCGCCATAGTGATGGGAAAGGATGGAAGAGGACATGCAGGGAACTCCAGGGGTAAGAGGGGAAATTGCAAAATGCAAAATGCAAATTGGCAATTGCCTGCTGAGCGACACAGCCCGTCTGAGGCGATCTCGGATTCAATTTGCATTTTGCATTTTGCAATTTCCTTTCAAGCGGTTTCGTCCACGTGCTGAATCCCCGGCAGCCACGGCCGGTCGCCCCACGAGACCGGAGGCAACCCGCGCTCGCCGCGGACTTCGTTGATCGTCACGACGCCGTATTTCAGGTCAAGCTCGCGCTCCTTCGCCGATAGCTCGCGGTTGACGGGGATCGGGTCTTCGGACGCGAGGAACAGCCGGCCCGTCGGATCGAACAGCGGCACAAGCTGCTCGTTGAGCTTTTCGTCGCGGCGTTTCAGGCGCGGATCAATCGCCTTGGCCATGTGCTGATGCTCGGCGGCCTGGAGATTGGCGAGGTTCGTCTCGCTGGTGAGAAAGCTAAGCGGAATGTGGAATGCGTTGGCAATGTCTTCCTTGGTGGCGCGCAAATCGGCCAGGGCCGCGAGATCGCCGAGCGATTGGTTGAGCAGCTGCACGCGCAGGCCACTCTCGGCGACGACGACCCGGCCCCCGCCGCCACGCCGCAGCGTCGTGTTCCATTGCGATTCCAGCCGGTCGCGCTCCTCCTCGCCCAGCACGGTCTCCGGCGAGATGATCGCGTCGGGAATGGCGTGATTGGAGAACTTCGCCGACTTGTAGGCGCTGTACTCCGACGTGAGCGACACCTGCTCGAAGCAGGCCCGCAGCGGCGACAGGCCGGCGGTGTACGGATCGCGCGGGTCGGGATAGCGGAAGTGGATGATCTCGTCGGGTCGAAAGCGCTGCTCCTTCGCGCCGGTGCGGTACTCGTAGTAATCGACCAATCGCGGGCTGTCCGGCTTGCGCCGTGGCATCACATTTTGGCTAGGGAGAATCCAAATCTCTTTTGGAACCTGCAAAAAGTGGTCGAACGCCAGATACCAGTACGCCGAGCCGTGGACCTCCTGATAGAGCGTCGTCAATTCCCACAGATCGAAAGCATTGTGAACGGGATTAACCTGGGCCAGCAGCGTCAAAAGCGGATGATCGAGAACTTCCTCCAGTCGGGTCGCCTTTACGCTGGGTGGCATGCTTTCGCGGCCCTCCAGCACACCACTTCCTGTCCTGTCCAAGCCGGGCCGCGAAAGCATGGCACGCACATAAGGCAGCGACCGCAAGCGCTGTTCCTCATCGGCATCGAGCGCGCGGGTGAAGCAGCGCGGCGGCGGCTGGTCGGGATGGGTGGCGACATACAGCCGCGGCGGATAGGCGGCGCACACAGCAGCGTTGAGCGAGGCGCACGTCCAGGCCGTGCCCTTCAGTTCCGCCAGCAATTCGTTGGTCGTCGGCTCGCGGTTGCGGCGAAACAGGTCGGAAAACGTCGTGCCGCTCCACTGGTTGCCGGCCAGCGACCGGGGGTTCGTCTTGCGGACCAGCCAGCGCGCGAGGTGGTGCAAAAAGCGGATCATGTGAGTGGCGTCCAGAGGTTGGGGTTGTTCCAGTCGTTTAGCCGCGACGCGGCAGCGGAGCGCGGAGCGTCAGCGCGCTCCGCTGCCGCGTCGTGGCTAAACGGGCGGCGCAGCCGCGCGATGAACCGCGCGTCCAGCCGCGACACCAGATAGCGCAGCGCTCCCAGCGCATGGTTGTGATCGTCGATGGGGTTCTCGCCCAGGTCGCCATGGATAGCGCGCTCACGCGCCGTCGGATAGCGATACAGCCGTGCTTCTTGCACCAGGTTGGGACAGGCCGCCGCATCAATCTTGAGCCGGCCCGTTCGCAGCCGGGCGGTGACCGCCGCGATGCCGAGGCGGATGTCGTTGAAGCCCGAATGCACGCTCAGACCGGCGGCGCGCAGCTCCTCAATCTCCGTGCGTCCGGCGGGATCGGCGAACCACAAGACGTGGCGCGGCAGCGCGGCGGCATGTTCGTGCAGCGGAATTTCCCGACCATAGCGCTCGCCGCCGATCCACAAAACATCGTCCTTGTCCAGCACGCCCCACACAGCCGCGAACGGATTGCGCCAGCCAAAGTCGATGCCGCCGACCGGCCTGCCGGTGATTGCGGATTGCGAATTGCGAATTGCGGATTGGGAAGAGGACCGTGATTCTAAATCCGCAATCCGCAATCTGAAATCCGCAATGGCGTTAGCGAAATCGGGATACACCAGACCTTCGAGAGCTGTAAACTCACACTCATATTCCTGCCGCACCCAGGCGTCGCTGAGCGCCCGGCGTTCCTCGGCGATGAAGTCCGCCGTGATGCGCGGGCAGTCGCGCCAGGTGATGCGAACTTTCTTCCACGGTCCCCTGCCCTGCCATTCGTCGTAAAACCAGCCGCGCTGGCCGAACGGCGTGGACAAGGCGACCAGCCGGCCGCGCGACACGGCCAGCATGGGCCGGACGCTGCGATAGAGGATGTCGGGGATGCGGGCCGCTTCATCGAGGACGATCAGATTAACGCCGCTGAATGACCGCAGCGTATGCTCACGGCCCGGCAGTGACACGACCCGGCTGCCGTTGGCCAATTCCAGCTGGAGCGCTGTCCGCCGCAGCGCCGACAGCGGCCGGCCCAGCGCGTCGTAGCCGTCGATCACCTTGCGAAAGATTTCGCCCGACTGCCGCAACGATGGACTGAGCAGCAGCACCAGGGCCTTCGGCGTGAACAGCAGCACGTGCAGGGCGAGCGCCGCCACGATGGTCGATTTGCCCGATTGCCGCGAGCAATTGAGCAACACTTGCCGATCCGGGGCGAGCAACAATTCGCGCTGCCACGGATCGGGCGTCAAGCCGCGAGCGCAAAGCAGCCGCGCCGGATCGAGCGCCAGGGCAAGGGCCGTGCGAGCGTCCATGCGCTGACTGTACAAAAATCAAGTACGCTATGGGGAGAGCAAGTTGGCGAAAAAATGGAAGGAAAGTGAAAAAATTTAGCCGCCACCCTCGGGGCAGCGCGTGGCAGAACTCGTTGTGGCCCGGTCGGGAGAACTCGTTGTGGCCCGGTCTCCCGACCATAGGTCTCTACACAAGTCTGGCCATGGTTAGCCGGTATCGAGGTCTTTGAGTCGGACGTGCTTCCGCATGCCCTGGAGTTCTGC